GACTTCGATGATTTCTGGGAGTTTGTAAAGAAGGAACTAAGGATAGGAGTTGCAATTGGGAATGAATGAAGATTTTTTTAGAGTGTTAGAAAAGATTGAGAGAGACGATTCCTTTCAAACAACTGTGCGAGGATACTTTAGCTATAACGCAGAGCTACTTCTCAAAAAGCACAGGGACTATGGGCCAAGCAACATTGCTGATAGTCCAGGGGGACCAATCAACGGACTAAGAGTTAGGATGCACGACAAGATGGCTCGCATCAATCACTTGGTTGACAGCCAGCAGGAAGCTGTGAACGAACCACTGCGGGATAGCTTTATGGACTTGGCTAACTACGCAATGATTGGGATGTTAGTCCTTGATGGAAAGTGGCCTAAGAAATGAGCGACCTGCAGGAAATTATTGTTAACAGTAGCATCAAAGCTTTTAAGAGTGGGATGCAACACGAACGAGACCACATAATCAAGTTGATTGAAAGCGGGAGATGGCAATCTCCTAACGAGATTCCCTCAGCAGACGAAAAGTATCTACCAGTTAGTCAAGTGATAGCCCTGATAAAGGAGCAATCCTAAGCTTTATGAAACAGTTGTATGAAGACTTCGTAGACTACTGGGCTATACCCCTGTCGGTAGGTGCTGTTATAATCGCAATGATTTTGAGTTATTTTGTAAAGGAGAATAAAAATGAGTGAGGTAAGCGGATTCTACAAAATCCAAGAACCAGAGAAAGTTATCTATGACGAGAAGGAGCACAGATATATGGAAGAAGTAAAGCCAAGTTCCAACACGGCACGAATCAACCCAGACGCTATCCCAGTGTTGGCAACTGCAGTTATTCTAGTTGGACTGCTGATGATTAGCTCATTCATTGTGTCATTCACTGGCATCTATGATGTGAGTCAGTGGACTGGTATCCCTCAGGTTATCCAATGGCTACCAGCGGTGTTTATTGATGCTGCAATTCTAGCTTACACTATCTCACTGGTTGTGTTCAAGGCCAGAGGCGAATCAACTTGGCGAACAATGGTTGGGCTGATTGCTTTTGCTGGCATCTCTGTGGTTGCAAACATTGCTCACACACTTTCGTTCTGGAACGGCGAGCTTACTGACTTCAGAGCTTGGATTGGTGTGCTAATCACAGCTGCTGCACCTATCGCTGTGCTACTTGCGGCTGAGGAAATCACTCGCCTTGCTTTTGAGAAGCCAAGGAATTAATGACTGATTACCAATGGGAAGAAGCTGAGAAGCACAACCCTTGGGGCAAGAAGCGAGTTCGAGGAAGTCATTGCTCTAAGGGGCATGAGTTTACAGAAGAGAACACTTTCATTCGTGCCTATGATAATGCAAGGGTATGTCGTGAGTGTCGCAAGCAATACGCTAGAGAGAAGTATCAGCGGAACAAACTCAAGAACGGCGGAGTAGCAAGACCGAAGAAGGATAAGCCTCAGATAATTGAGATTCCAGAATCTGTGTTGCTAGTTGAGAAAGCACAGCAGTCGTGGTATGCTTTGACCGAAGCGTTTGCTCAAGTATCAGGAAACACTGTGCCCTGCGTGTTAGACCCACGCCTGTACATTGACGAGCCAGAGTATGTGTCAGAAGATTTGGCTGAGAAGATTTGCTTTGGCTGTCCACTACTAAAGCAGTGCTACGACTTTGCAGTCGAAAGCAAGCAAGAGTGGGGTGTCTGGGGTGGAATCAACTTTACTAAGGAGGAGATGAAGTATGGGCTTGACTAACACAGAGGTCATGGCTATGACAGTCGGGCTATTTAAACAGGAGTCTGATAGAGATAAGCAACGCAAAGTTGGTGCGTCTCAAATATCAGACCCTTGCACAAAACATTTAGCTAAGGCACTGCTTGCAGAGCCAGAGCCACAACAAAAGTATTGGATGGGAGCAAAGATTGGGACAGCCATTCACAGTTTTCTTGAGTCTGCTATTTCTACTGACAGCACTGGTCTTTTCGACAATGCTCTCGTTGAACAGAAGATTAGTCTGGGTAATGTTAGTGGGTACGGTTCTATCAGTAGTAAACCTGACCTTGTATTACCAACTCATAAGCACTTGATTGACTGGAAGACCAGCTCAAGAACTAAGGTCAAGAAGCTGAAGGACTTGGTGGATGGTGTGAAGCATGACAGTGGGGCTGAGTATACTCTTAAGAAGTACATTGGTCAGACCCAGCTTTACGCTTGGGGAATGAACCAAACAGACATCAAGGTTGACAGCATCAGTTTGGTATTCATCAATCGTGAGGGCACTTATGAAAACGACATCTGGACTCACACTTACGAGTATGATGAGTCATTTGCTGTGGCTCTTTGGAATAGACTGATTAGGCTGTGGGATGAACTTCAGAGTGGAGCTCACCCAGACAACTACCCTTCAAACCCAGAGTGCTTTAAATGCAATATAGGAATCTAGCAACACGCCGAACAACTGCAAATTTTGTAGTGAATAGAATATGTGCTAGAATACACACACAATAGATATAGGAGGAAACAATGAGCGACACGAATTTCCCAGAGCTAGGCTTTGCTAAGTTTATCCATAAAGCAGAAGCTCTAAACGCACCAAAGAGCATCTTGCTTTTTGCCGATGCTGGCAGGGGCAAGACTTGGCTGGCATCATCTGCTACCGAGGTTCCGTCAATGGGCCCTGTGCTTTTGCTTGACGCAGAAGGCGGAGCTTCAGCTATCGCAAGAGACTGGAAGAATGTTGATGTGCTAAACATCACAACTCACCAGCAGTTTGTATCGGTAGTCGAAGACTTACTAAACAAGCCACACAAATACAAGACCGTAATCGTTGACACGATTGGTGTTGTGATGGACAGGGCAGAGAAGTATTTTGGTGAGAAGCCAGAGAACCAGAACAATAAGTTTGGTCGCTGGGGAGACCTAAAGAATTGGGCTAATGAAGTATTCAGGGCGTTGCACACCGCACCGTTTACCTCAATAATCATTGCTCACGCACTTGATGACAAGGATGAAAACACTGGAGCTGTGAAGACAACTGCAATGCTACCTGGGTCATTCAAGAGTACACTTCCTGGTATCCCTGATATCGTTGGTTATCTAACGGTTGAAGAGGTAGAGGGAACACCACAGCGGGTGCTGATTGTAGCCCCGTCAAACCGATTGATTACAAAGAATCGCTTCGGTTTACCAGCAAAAATATATCAACCATCCATGAAGAAAATCATGGGACTAATCCAAGGAGGTACTAAGTAATGTCAATTAAAATTACAGGTATCACAGAAAGTTCACTATCAAGTGGACCATCTAGTGGGCCAATGTCAGCAATTCCTGCTGGTTCTTATAACGCAACTGTGTTTGAGGTAAAGCAGGAAGAGGTTCGCTCTGGACCAAACGAAGGCAAGCCACGCTTCAACGTTCAGTTCAGAATTTCAAGTGGGCAGTACGAGAACCGTAGAGTATTCTCTTACATCCCACTCTATGTAGCAGGTGACTTCTGGAAGACACAGAGTTTCTTCTCTTCACTTGGCTACGACATGAAGTCGGGAGACTTTGAAGTACCAGACCTTAACGAACTTCAGGGCAAGGCCATTGGAGTGCGTGTCAAGGTGGGGAAAGACCAGAACGGTGAAGACCGTAATGAGGTAGCAGGTTTCGACAAGGCAACCTCAGAGTCTTTGCTCACTGCAATGGGCGCAGTCCCAGCTGGTGACATCTGGGCCTAAGCAATGGGCAAGCGAGGGGTGCGTCTCGTAAACAACGCACATTAGCCCCTACAGGTGTACTCGTTTTCTCTCCTCCTTTGTCGGGTATCTGGTTCGAGTCCAGATAGGGGCACCATACAATTTAAAACTTATGCAGACTAGAGGAGACTATTATTAAGACAGGTGATTTCTTCGATGCGATATACGGCGATGGTCGTGGTATTGCAACAATCGTCACACGGCACCCAGTAAGCAATGACCTGACTGACCAGAAGTTTTTTGATTATCCACAGCAAAAAGAAGATATGGTTGCACACGCAACTACTCACGCCAGTGGTGACGTTTATTTCTCGCCTATCCTGTTTGCATCACCGAGACGCATCAAAGAAAATGCTAAGACCGTATCTGTAGTCTACGCAGATGCAGACTCCTGCGAGCCAGAAAACTTTTTTGTTGAGCCATCCATCTCTGTGCAAACTTCAGAGGGGCACTGGCACACCTACTGGATTCTCGATAGCGAGGCAGACCCACAGGATGTAGCCCTGATTGCTAAGAAGATTGCCTATGCTCACTCTCACCAAGGTTGCGATAGGTCTGGTTGGAATACAACTAAGCTACTGCGTGTGCCAAACTCCATGAACCGCAAGGAGGGCAAGGACCACCCAGTCACCGCTACCTCAAACGGTTCAATCTATTCTCTTGCGGAACTCGCTGAGCAATACGGTGATGTTGATGTTGAGCCAATCAAAGACCTATCATTGAAAGAACTACCACCACAGTGGCCTGACCTAATGCAGACAATGGGTAAGATTAACAGCAATCCTGAAATTATTGGATTGTACATGGAGCAACCAGCACCTAATGCTGATATGTCTGTGTTGCTTTGGAAGCTTGAGCTTGAACTATTTAGGCAGGGCTTGACAACCGAAGAAGTTTTTGTAATTGCTCGCAATGCAAAGTGCAACAAGTATCACTCGCCACTTAGACCTAAACGCAATGACGCTGATGGTGACCTGTGGCGTGAGGTGCAGAGGGCAAGCGTATCTTACCGAACTGAGCCAGCTCAGCAATATCAAGCTGTCGAGCCACTGGTGCAAACTATCACTGCAGAACCAAAGGACATAAAGTTTCTAACTGAGGATGAGCAGTATGTAGTTGATTCTCGTAGGACTTTTATTGATGACTACATGGACTGGGCTAAGTCAAAGACTGATGCCGCCTACCAGTATCACATTGCGAGCGCTTTTACTGTGCTGTCCTCCTCCTTCTCAGACATTGGCTATGCTATCCCAAAGTACGGCAAGATGGGATTGAACCTGTGGTTCATGGTGCTTGGTGAGACTACACTTACTCGTAAGTCAACCAGCCGAAACCTAATGCTCCGAATGATTCGTGAGTTTGAGAAGTACTCTGGCTACCAGATTGATATCGGTTCCGATGCAACCCCTGAAGGTGTGACTTCAATCCTTGCAGAGCGTGACGGCAAGACTAGCCTTCTGCACAGAGATGAAGTCCAGGGTATGTTCAAGGACTTTATCAATAAGACCTACATGGCATCAGCAGCTGAGCGATTCACTGAGCTTTACGATGGTCACGTGCCTGTTGTAATTCGTTCTGGCAAAGGCAAGTCTCAGACCGAAAGAGCCACAACTAACTTCGTGATGTTCTTGATGGGTATCACTAGCAAGGTTGCAGATGTTCTCACAACTGAGTACTTCCGCTCTGGATTCCTTGCACGATTCCTGTACGTCACAGCGGAGACTCCAGACAGAAGCAAAGAGCTTGAAGATATTCAGCAAGCAGACGAGTATGAAATTGTAGTTCGTGACGCTGTTATGGATACTCTTGTTAAGGGAATCTATAATGCGGTTGTATTCTGGCAGAAGAAGGGTGAGCCTAACCCACGACCAATCAGACTCAGCGACTCAGCACTAGAGCGATTCAACCAGTTCAAGTGGGAGATGGGCAACTGGGCAGACAGCCACCCAGAGCGTGACTCCATCGAGCCATCACGCCAGCGACTTGCACTTTCGGTTTGGAAGTGTGCAATCTTGCTTGCCATGCACGAACAAAAAGAGCAGGTCGAGCTTCGCCATATGCTCACTGCAATTTACTACTCACAGGACTGGTTCAAGAACCTAATCAAGATGGCGAGCGCAATCTCTGCATCCGAATGGCAGAGGGATGTTGATAAGCTTGAGGCATTGGTTGTTGACAGGGGCGGTAAGATTCGCTACGAAGAAGCCTACCGAAAGTTTAGCAACAAGCGTAAGCGTGAGTTCGATGAGATGGTGCAAGCACTCCACTCTCAGGCACGTGTGCAGATTGCAGTTGACAATCGTAAGAGCTACCTAGAGGTGATTGTCTAATGGACAGACAGCAGGAAATTAAGGTAGCCGAGCTTCTTAATCTGGCAATTTGGATTAGGGATAACGTTGACTCGATGGAGCTTGACGAAATAAAGAAGCAGGTTGGCCTGATGGCAGACTACGAGATACTATCAAGCAGGCAGATGTCAGCGATAGTGAGTAACAGAATTAGCCACAGCATGATTAGTAAGATGATTGACAAGGCAAGTAAGACAGGAGGCAATTTAAATGTGGGTACACTTGAAATACTACGTAATGTACTTTATTCTAGGGCGAACGGCGAAACCGATTACAAGCTCATCAAAGAAGCAATCGGGCAGGGCACGTCCCAAGGGATGATTTCAAAGCTAACTGGTGTTAGCCAGAGCTCAATTAGCAGGAGGCGGAATGGATAAGTTTAGCAGGAAAGCAAAGTTTGAATCTGTGAAGTTTGACAAGGATGCACTTACCTTTCACGCAAGCAAGTACATAGCGGGTGCTGTCTATCCGCTGGCTAAGCAGTGCTACCAATTTGTGCAACTATCTAACAGCAGAAACTCTTACCAGATTTTTCTAGACCAGAGCGAGGGAAACTTTGTCGGCAATATTAAGCCTTGACCCTGGTGGCACAACTGGGGTGGCCTTGTTCGAGGTCACTGATATTGATGAGCCTGAGCTAGTCTGGGTAAAGCAGATAGGTGGTGGACTCAAGGGATTCTTGGACTTTCACTGGGACCAGCTTGAAGATATGAACATAGACAAAATTGTATGCGAGTCCTTCACTTTGCGTGAGGGAATCTACGGTGCAGACCTATCGCCAGTCTACATCATTGGGGCATTGGAAGCGCTTTACCCTACCACTGAGCTTATTTATCAAGAGCCAAAGCTCAAGCCGTTGTGCGATAACGACAGGCTAAAAAAGATGAACCTTTATTTACCGTCTAAGCCACATGGCATGGATGCAATAAGGCATGGTATTATTTACCTTAGGAACTCTAAGCACATGCCAACATTAGAGAAGGGCTGGAAATAATGCCATACTATATTACAAAAGAACATCCACAATGCAAGAGTGGTTGGGCCGTAGTTAAGCGCAACTATGAAATCATAGCCTGCCACCAGACAAAGATTAAAGCAATTACTCAGATGATAGCAATAAGCAGGGCAGAAAATATCGAGCCTGGAGGAACACATCCTAAGGACGCAAAATGAAAATATTATTTCTTGACTTAGAAACTAGCCCTAACCTAGCATTTGTGTGGGGACTTTGGCAACAGAACGTATCAATCAATCAGCTCATGGAATCAACCGAGGTGATTTGTTTTGGTGCTCGTTGGTATGGCGAGAAGACTGTGAACTTTAAATCTGTGCACCATCACGGCAAGAAGGCAATGCGTGATGAACTGCACAGGCTTATGGAAGAAGCTGATGTGCTTGTGGGCTGGAACTCTGCAGCTTT